TCGGTAGTGGTCTCGGAGCACTGGATTCACTTGGATTCACCCGGATTATTTTGGATTCACCCGGATTCACCCGGATTCCCTCGGATGGCGTTGGATGGCGTTGGATTCGCTTCCCGTTTTTGCCTGCCGGTTGCCGTTCCTCAAAGTCGATAATGTGAATGTAAGCCTCGCCCCTGTAGTCGTATAGCTCAATCAGACCTGACGATTGAAGCTCGCCGAGTACCGTTTCGATCTTCTTGTCGTTCCAGTCGCGGTACGGCATCGCCTGCGCCCGAACCAGCACCGGATCGCCGGGAAGGTTGCCATAGTCGTCCGCGATGGCGTTGATGCGCCAGAACGTGTCGGACGCCTCAAGCGACAATGATGTGAACCGTTTCGATGTGACGAAGCCCGAATAGACGCGGCGATAGACACCACGGGTCATGTCTGTGGTTGTTGGCTCGTTCATGCGTCCGTGCTCCCGATGTTGGGCAGCGGAATACGCGTCCGTGCTGTGGTGTGCGCAAACAAGCCCGCCCCAAGGCTAATCCAGTCCGGGCGCGAAGCCGAGATAGGCAAGGGGCGGGCGTGTTTGAGCAGTGTATGAAAGGTCATGTTCTTCGCACCAACTGGATTAGCGTCTACCATTTTGCCGATTCGCACCGGCGTGTCAAGCGTAAAGTTTTGCACAATCCGCCGCGTCAGTTTTCACCGGCGCGGGGGTGGGGTGGGCAGTCCAACCGTCGGCTTGATAGCCAGACCCAGAATCGCCCTACGCCACAAGTTCGGCCACGGCTTCCGGTGCAACGTGCGTCCCGTACCGCCACGCACACCAGAAGTCACGCACCATGCGACGCTCCATCACCACCATTGCCCGGCGGTGTGCGTGCATCGGCGACTTCGGCTTGTTCTCATCCTCGCGGGCAACTTCCTTTGCCTTGTGCTGGTCGTAGACTTTGCGGTACGGTGAACGGTTGCGAATCTGCGCATCGCCTACCATGTGAATCATCGACCTGTTCATCGGCGAGTAACCGAACGCCACCCATTCCTCAGCGGTCAGCTTGTCGTCTTTGCTCGACCGCCAGGACGACGCCAGCTTGCCGCGATACGGCGACAGGCCGAGTTTCTTACAGCACAGCTTCCAGTGCCGGTAGTCGTCGGGGTTGCCGAGCACGCCCACCAGACGGGCCAGCGTGTCCATGCTGAACCCCGGCTGCTGTGCAATCCACACCGACACGGGTAGCCGCTTGGCAAGGTTGCGTGCCCGCTTTCCCAGTTGGCTGACGATGCCGTCGAACGCTTCATAGGGTGTCTGGAACGCCAGCATCAAGCCCCACATATTCGCGGCGTGTTCGGCGTCGTCACCCGTGGGCGGTTCCTTGCCATTCCACGCGGCCATGAGCACGGCCTTGGCGCGGTCATTCATCTTCTTGCGGCCTTCCTCTTCGTCGTCCCACTTCCACCCCATGCCGACGCGGACCATCGACAGGGTTGAAAGTAGCATCCGAATCTGTTGCCGCAGGGCGATGCGCCGCTGCGATTCGAGCATCTTCAGCTCGTCGATGATGGGTGTCACGTCGCCAGTTTCAATCACAATCTTTGCCATCGTTCGCTCCTATAAATGGGCCGGTGTGCATCACCCACTATCGCCTACTCAGGCAGGTGTCAGGTCGCACTATCGGCCAGTTTTTCGACGGGCGGGGCATACTTGGAGTCGGCTTTGTAGCCAAAAGCCTTGTCGCCCTCGCCCGTATGTTTCCGCGTCCAGACGGTGAATCGCATCGGGTGCAACCTTCATCACGGACTGCGGATTGTTTCGTCCCGGCGGGCAATACCATTGTTGGCTTGGTAGCCACCTGTCAACTCGCCCTGCCGGGAATGTATTTGGCGGTTGGCAGTCCGACCAGCGGATTTCTATCCACCAGATACCTCGCCATACCGCCGTTTGCGTTGGGGTGCGGGCATACTTGTTGTCGGCTTGATAGCCACGCTGCTGATCGCCCTGCACCCCACATATCACGCCACCGCCGCCACGCCCGGCGCGCCCTTAATCGGTCGCTTCGGCTTCGCGGCAACTTTCGCGGTCGGTTCATCGCCTCGCACCTCGCGCCACAGCTTTTCAGCCTTGTCAGGCTTCACCGCGTCGCGCACGCGCTTGTTGCCAGCGATGGCCGCAATGCGTTCGTAGAACGTCGCGTTCTCGATGAACCCGCGAGCCTTACCCCGGTCATTGGCCGCGAAGTCGCGCAGTTCCGTGCCGAGCACGTCGCCCAGCTTGCGGCCGTCGTCGAGTATCCACTGGTCGAGAATCGACGCGCCGATGGCGTCTGACACGCCAGACATCACCGACGACGGGCGGTTGGCGTTGCCGGGCAGGAATCGCTGCTTGGTGCGTTCCCGTTCAGCGTGCCGGATTTGGTAGACAGCCGACCCGCAGCCTTCGCTGATGGCGTCGAGCACCGCCTGGTCCTGCTCGCCGTCGAGCAGTGCCATCACGTCGTTGCGTAACGCCTCAACAGCGGCTTCGGGGTTGTCAAACTTCTCAGCGTACTTGCGGGCCAGTGTTCGTAGTTCGGACATATCGGACTCCTATAAAATGCGGTCCATGCTGACATTCACCCACGCGGGCTGGTGTTCCATTCGGACTCGCGGATTTTCGTCCCGGCGGGCAAGGCGTGGCTCGGCTTTGTAGCCACTGCCTCGTTCGCCCTGCCGGGTTGTGTTGCAGCGGGCGGGGGCTTGCTCGGCTTTGTAGCCACAACCGTCTTCGCCCTGCTGCTTGTACGGGCCGTGGTGCAATGGTCCAGTCGCCATCAATGGCACAGGCCCTTTAGCACTCACGGCTCAAATCGTCCCTGCCACGTTCCCGCGACAGGGGCGTGGGGTCAGAAGGGAATTCGGTCCTCGTCAACAGGCTCATGCTGCCCGCTGCTTGCCCCCTGCCGCGTCCCTGCCGCGCGTGCGGGTTGGCGTTCGTCCTGCTGCCGGGGCTGGCTGGGGGCGGCGTCGCGGTCGTTGCGCGGCTCGATGAAGTCGAAGCTGTTGACGACGACTTTCAGGCGGCTGCGCTTCTGCCCTTCCTTGTCCGTCCAGACATCTTGTCGCAGGCTCCCCACGATGGCGATGCGTTGACCCTTGCGGAAGTGTTCGTTAATCACCTCTGCGGTCCTGCCCCAAGCCTCAAGATCCACCCACGTCGTGCGTTCATGCGTTTCGCCGCTGGCGTCTTTGTATTTCTCGGAGTCGGCGACGCTGAACGTGCATACCGCCTTGCCGTTGGGTGTCCAGCGGAGTTGCGGATCCGCTCCGAGTCTCGCGATTAGGTTCACACTGTTCATACCGTCACCTCCCCCGCCGCAATCGCCTCACGCAGCCGCGCCGCGTCGGTCTGGCCGAGGTGGTCGATGTCGATGCTGAGCCGGTCGCAGTATTCCAGCAGTGCCGAGTGAGCGTCGTCGTTGTCGCTGTCGTTTTTCACAGCCACAGCTTCGATGAGCAGGTCGAGTACGCTGGGCGCGTTGGGGTCGCGGTCCGCGTCGGCCAGGGCGGCGGCGATGCCATCCGGTTGCGTCGGCTCGATAGACGGGAACTCCGGCACGCTTACCATGCTGGACTGCGGCACGCCCATGTCCAGGGCATCTTCCAACGCGACGGCACGCTGTAGCTGCGGGGTCATTCGCCACGCCTTCGACGCGGACCTGATCGCCGTCTTTGCCGCCTGCTGGTGGTAGTGGTACTTCCACGCATCGGAACGGTCGTTGTACCGCTTGGCGACGGTTGACCCCGGCACGACACGCACGCCGGTCCCGCCGTTGGTGTTCGTCCAGACGCAGTACGCGGCGACGATGGTGTCTGTCTTGCCGGTGGCTTCGGTGCGTTCAAGTTCCGGCACGTGCCGCAACCGCGCGCCGTGTTCGTCGATGTGGTAATCCCAATCTTCACCGGCATACACCACGTCCGCGTGAAACTGCCGCAGGAACGCATTGCGGTACGCCAGTTCGATGAACCCGCGATAGCCGACAATCAACTGACATTCGCCCTTGAACGGCACGAAGTACGCCAGCCCCTGCTGCTTCCCCGGCGCAAGTTCCATCCGTGCCGAGTTGTAGCACGCCATGAGCACGCTCTGCGGGGTGCATTCCTTTTCCAGTTCGTTCGCGGCGACGACGCAGGCATGCTTGAACGCCTCGCGGTCGATGCCGCCTGATAGAGCACCCGCCACGCCGTCGACGTGTTTCAGCACGGCTTCGGCGGCTTGGTTGCGCGGACGCGGTAGGACCGCCGCTGGTCGGGTTATCACGCTTGTCTCATTCATCGACTTCTACTCCTGCTTGCTCGGCTTGGCGGATGTACCACTCTGGCACGCCGATAGATTGCACGTCAGGCTTGCCCGCCTGGTTCGTGTAGCCCGGCCACACGCCGGACTCGTTGCATAGTTTGATGGTCTGCAGGTGCAGCTTGAGTTCGTGGCCGGCCAGCGTGTCGGTCGTCGCGTCCACCTCGAATACCTGCACCCCGAACGGCGGGCCATCTTCGACCACGATGAACAGGAAGCGGGGAACCGCACCCGTCAACGCCTCGGCGATCCTCTGGTAAAGGTGCGACTGCATCGCGTAGCCGTAGCAGCCCATGCCGTACCGCGAAGGCATCAGCGTCCGCTGGAACGCCTGATAAGTGGCTTTGCCGACTTGGACTTTCTTGATGTCTAGAATCGTGCCGCGCTTGCCGGGAATCCACTTGTCGAACCGCCCCTTGCACAGCACGCCATCGACCTCGGCGACGGCACTGCACTCGAACCCGCCCTGCTTGCGGAGTAAACCGACCACGGCGTGCCCCTTGACCGACCTCGCGGCCCCTTCGACCATCGCGGCGTCGGCGTCGCTGAGCACGTCCCGCGACGGTTCCGGCCACGCCCCTGCGTGCTTGCCGCAATACCACGTACCGTCGTCGCCCTCGCACTTGCCCGGCCCGCCGCACGGTTGCCCGGCCCTGTCGCCCGACTTCATCAGCGCCCCGCACGTGCCAGCCACGACAAACCGCGCCGCGAACAGATCCGGCTCCAACAGGCGGCAGTGCAACGCACGGCCAAAGGTCAGGGCGTCGGTTGACTTGTCGGGCATCAGGCCGTCGGCGTAGGCGCGGTAATGCGCCGGGGTGATTTCCAGCCACTTGAGGGCGGAGTTATTCAGTGCCGGAATCTTCCGGTACGCCTCGAAGTCCAGCCCGTGATAGAAGCCGGGCTTGGTGTTGTCTGTATCGCTCTGTGTCATCGCTCATCGTCTCCAGTCTGAAAGTACCAGCACCCCAAAGGACGTACGGCGTCCACCACGCGGCGTGCGGACCTGTCGCCCACACTGCCAGCCCTGCGCCGTCCCGGTGGCGGAACGTGTAGAGGTTCACCCGAACGCCGCCAGCACCATGCCGATGAAGTCCCGTCCCCAGACAGCGACGCACACGACCACGGCGACGATGAACGTCACGGCGATGGTGATGGCTACGTCGGCGGTTCCCTGCACGGCTGGCTCGCCTGCGGGCAAGGTGGTCAACTCGCCGTCCGGTTCGTGGTAGACCAGCCGCCCGTGCTTGTCGTAGGTGAAGCCTTCGCTGTGGTTGCCGTCGTGAATCATGGCTGTGCCTCCGTTGTGGTGTTGGTGGTTTGGATGTCGGCAGTAGATGCTCGCGGCTTGGTCAGCACCAGCTCGATGGCGAGCAAGCTGCACATGAGTCCGACAATGGCGAGAATTAGCGGTCCGGTGCTGTCGCGTCTCATTCCCCTGCCCCTTGTGCCATTGCTTGCTCGGCTTTGGCGATGGCGGCTTCGCGAATCCGTTCGGCTGCGGCAATCGCGTTCGTCGGCTCCGCGTGCGAGCTGACGATTTTGCCGTTGCCGTCAACGACGTGCCACGGCTCGGCGACGATGTTGGCTGCGAGGTCACGCCTGACGCTGACATCACATGCCTCCACCAGCCTCCTCACCACCTCCACCGGCACGACGCCGGTTGCATCGTCCGCGCACGCACTGGCGAGCACGTCATACCCATCGCGGCGAAACTCGTCCTGTTCGGCAAGCAGCGCCTTGATCCGGTTGTATTCGGCGATAGGCACGACGCCGGTTGCGAGGTCGGCGGTGGGGATGGCGGCACAGGCGTTGACGCAGGCGACGATGCGGGCGGCGTTGGCTGCCTGTTCCTCTCGCGGCATTGGGCGGTTGTCGCCCGGAATGTGGGTGCGACAGATGAATCGTTTCCGACCGCTATCCTCGCGGACAGAAACATCGCCCTTGCCGAGCGTCCACGGCTCTTTCGTATGCTCGCTCATTTCGTTCCTTTCGCTTTGGCGATGGCGTTGTCAATCTGCGCCAGCACCTTGCGTTCCTCTGCCTCGAACCTACGCGCCTCGCCGTAGGGAATTGCGCGTTGTAGCCGAAGTGCGTCGTCGAACTGCTTGAGCTTTACCACCGCCTCGCACGCCGCCAGCAGGTCGTCGGCGATGTCGGCGCGGATGTATTCCGTCGCGTCGTCGGGCACGGGGCCAGCGAGGACCATCACCGGGCGGCTGTTGCGCACGGCAAGGTGCATACGCTCGGGGAGTTGCGGTTGCTTTGCCTTAGCCATTCGCCACCCCCTTGTGCTTGCCTGCCCGCTTCCACACGCCGGCCATCACGCGGCGGTCGTGCGCGGGGTTGTCGACGCCCTGGGTGATGGTGCAGTGGTAGACGGCCACCACGTCCTTATTGGCGGTCACGTGAACCTCCACCTGCTTGCTGTCCACGTACACATCGCCGCCGCTATCAGCCTCGGCGTGTTCGCTGTCTAGTTCAATCGGGGGCCAAGCCGTCGGCCAGTTGTCGATTGCGACACCAACCGTTAATTCCTCGCCTTCCAGCCCGCCGAGCTTGTCGCTGACGAACTGGGCAATCTCTGCGGCGATCGCGGCGGTGGTTTCGCCGGTGGGGGTTAAGATGTTCATTGGGAGTCGCCTTTCTTCAGGTGCATAGCACACCACGGATTCATGCAAACCTCGGCATACTGGTGTACGGTAAAGCGGCTGCATTCGGGACACTTTGAGGCGTGCGGTCCCGCCTGTTGTTCTGGCGTGCATCTACCCAGCGACAGCAGCCGGTGGTATTCAGCTACCGTGTCATCCACTCCGGATCGCTGCGCCTCAACCCAACACCTTTCGCAACTTGGCATCACGCACCGCCTTTCGCGAACGGGGCGAGGGCGGCGCGGGCATTCATGCAATCAGCCAGCGTGAGCAGTTGTTTGCCGCCACGACCAGAGTAAAGTTCAATCCGGTCATGCGGCGTCGTGTTCAGAAGCTCGTCGTTCTTGCCCCACGTCTTGCGGGCTTCGTCGTCGAGGGCGTTGTTGTCGTATGCGTCGGCGATCTTCGATAGCACGTCCGCCGCCTCCACCAGCCCCCGCAGCGGCTCGCACGCGGACAGGGCGAGGAGGAGGGCGGCGACGTCGTCGGCGTCTACATCTTTGGCGTCAACATAGAACTCCGCATCGCGGCTTGGGTCATTTCTGGCCGCGTTGTTTAATCCAGCCATGAACACTCCATGCTCATGCAGCCACGCATTCACCGCCGCGACCGTCTCTGCGGGGATGGTCAGTTGCTCGTTCATGCTGCACCGCCTTCGCGTGCGGCGAGCATGGCGTCGGCAATGGCGTACGCGCGTCGGCTGATAATTCGATATGTCGCTTGGTAACCTTTGTCGTAGCAGCCAAGTTCATCCCTTGCGGCTTCGAGCATGTTGGTAAAATCATCCGCCACAGAGGTCAACGCCTGCCCCGCGAACCAGTCGCGGAGGGTCATGCCCTGCCAGTCGTCCGTTAGAGGTTCCTTTTGCGGGAACGCCGGCCCGCCGTCATTTACCTGTTTCGTCGTCATGTCCTACCCCTGCGGCTGTGCCGCGTTTGATGTGTCTGAATCCCCCGCCGCAGCTTTCGCCGGGGGGGGGGTGGTTGGTCATCGGGAATTGCTCACAGCCGCGACGTGGCAATCTGCACAGCCGCATCGAAGTGGCTCAGCGTGTCGGCCACGTGCATGTCGATGGCGTTGACCGCAGCCGGGTCGAGTCCGGGGTTGCGCGCCTTCACGCCAGACCAATAGGTCTGAGCGCCGACGATGTACTTGCGGCTGAGCGTGCTGATGTTGCCGTGGATGCCAGCGTCAAGGAATCGCTTCGCCTGGTCGCTGGTCAGCGTCGTGCCGGGTGCCGAGGGGCTGACCGCCTCGCCGTCGTACTCGGGCAGAGACACCACGCGGCCATTGTTCACGCGACCGGGGTAGGCAAGCTCCACCATCGCGTTGAACGCCTGCTCGCCAGCGGCGGCTGACTTTGCCAGTTCAGCGCCGACCGCTTCGTCCTGCACGCCTTCCCATCCGGGGAAATCGACTGCGAGCGTGGCCAGTGCCGTGTTCGGTACCTGCGAAACCGAGTAGAACTGCATGAGTAGGTACTTGCTGAGAAAATCCAGTGCCATGATCGTGACCCTTCGTAAAAGTTCCCGCAACGCGCGGGGTTGTGTTCTAAATGCCCGCCCCGACCTAATCGACGCACATGTCTGGAAGGTCAATAGATGAATAACAACCGGGGCGGGCTTGGCTGGACCATCCAGCCGGTAAACCCCAGCCGCGCCGTCAAGCGGGGCGGGGTGCATCGGGATCGGTCAGGCGGTGGCCTGCTCAACATCTTCAGATTCATCCTCGAACTGTTCGACGCCGTACAGCAGTTTGTGCAGGTGGCGTTGCAGGTCACTTCCATCATCGACCGTCGCATCGTTCCATTCCGCGCCCCATCCATCTTTGCCGTTGACGACAAACTCAGCCACGTGCGCCGATTCGCCGCCTTCGCTGAACCATCGGTGTGTGAAGTCCAGCTTGGTAGCGTTGAACAACGCGCACAGCCAGCCTTGCGGCGGACCCCACGCGGTTTGGAACGTCAGGGTGAGCGTGTCGTCTGTTGCCTCAACCCGTGGATCACCGTAGGCGTCCCACTTCGTACTCCAATTCTTAGAACACCAGTCCAGTCCAGTGCCGGGGAACCGCTCCTCATGCTTGCTACTTACATTGCCGTTCCAATAGTTAAGCGGAAGCGGCAGCAGGACGGCGAAAGACAGCACGCCATCGGCATTGAGACAGTGCGACAGGATACGGGCCTTTGCTTCCGCGTCTACGTTGCGGAATACGACCTCGTTGATTACATGGTTCGGCATCGCTCGCTCCTTCATATCCGGCTACGCGCCGGGTTGGTTGTAAATCCGTGCGGGACAGGGCACCCGCCCGCACGGTTCAAGGCCCGGCTGGGGTAAGCCGGTCAAACCCGACGCGAGCGTTTCCGCTTCGCGCCGGGACGGGGGGGATGTTCGAGCAACCACCTCAACTGCATCGCGTCCGCCAGCCGTTGCAACGTGTCGGCGGTGGCGTTGCCGCCGTTCAACGTCCGGCTCACGTGCTCGCGGTGGTATCCGGCTCGCTTGGCGAGTTCCGTCACCGTCACGTTGCACGCTTCCATGGCGCGGCGGATTTCGGCGATGATTTGCTGGTCGTTCGGCATGGGGTCAGCGTACCTTTACGATTTCGTCCGCCAGCGTCGGCAGTTCGGCTCGTAGTTGTTCGATGGTAATGTGGCCGCCGTAATACTTCATGGCGGTCGTCGCCTGTGCCGAGGTCCAGCCGTGGGCCTGCATCAGGTAGGCGGTGTGCTCGAATTGCTCTTTCGTGCGTAGTTGTTCGGCTCGCGTCATCATCCTGCTCCCGTGTAAAGGTGTCTGGCCCGTATCCTCGCGCACCGAGATGCGCGGGGTAGGGGTCAAGACGCGCCGGTCATCGCCACAAGTCGCGCGGTGTATCGGTCGTTGCGCCGCTTGGCTTCACGCGCGTCGCGGCGAGCCTGCCAACGGGCATCATCCGCTTTGCGGTCGCCCGTCTCTTTGGTCGTTTCAAGAATAACCGCCATCGGGAACCTTGGCAGCGTCGTGTCCAGTTTCATCTTGTGCGTGCGAGCGTACACACAATCCTTGTGGATGCGGTGGTGGCCTACGTCATTCGCCCGCTTCGATTCGTACTTGACATGATGCAGGTCGCCATTGTCGAGTACCTGCGTTCCGCTGGTTGAGTAGTAAATCTGATTCGTCATCATCCTGCCCTCTGCCCTTGTTTCCGGTTCGCGCCGGTTCGCCGATGAATCATTCATCTGCATAGAGTGTAACGTTTGCGTTCCGCCTGTCAAGCGTACTGCAAGAATTATTTTGCGATGTTGATAATGGCGGGATGGACGCAATCAAGAATGCCGCCGGTATCGTGGTGTTCGCTGTGTTCGTCGCGGCGTTCGTGCTGTTGGCCTCGCGCCAGTCGCCCCCGCAGACGCAAGCCAGGCGTGCGGTAGACGGCCTCATCAGCGGCGGCACGGTCCTGTCCGTCGATCGCGGCGAAATAACCAGCGTCACCGTACCCGCCTCGTGGCACGATCTGCGCCAGTCTGCCCGCGATCGCTACCTGTTTGCGATCTGGGAAGCGTCGAACAGCAAAGCAGACGTGCGGGTGGTCGATGAGTCTGGCGTGGTAGTGCAGGTCTACACGCCGCATGCGGAACTTCCGGATTAGCATGACGCGATTTCCGGGTTTAGCTTGGAATGGCGAACACCATTGGCGCGAGGTTTGTGCCAACGTAAATCACGCCGGATAGACCCTTGATCGAGTTTGCGCCCGCCAGCGTCGTCTCATTGCCGAGCCTGTATTTCTTTTGTAGCGTGCCCGCCGATTCGCTGAACGTGGTAATCGAGCGCGAATACTCAAACAACTCGGGCGGCATCGAAATTGACGTACCGGCATATAGCACGCTTCCGTTGATGTCGGCAGCGCCAATCCCAAACTGAATCGGTCCGCCTTCGCCGCTGCCCAGCGACAAGTCAAAGTCGGTAAACTCGTAATCCCACGCGAGCGTCAAAGGCTGCGAATCTGTTGACCCCGTAGCCTTCGATATGTACCTGTACGTCGCGCTGCCCACGTCTTCCGTGTGAAGCGTGATGGCCGTGTCGCCGACAGCAAACAGAAGGTCGCCAAGCCCGGACATGCCCCACACATTCGTTACCCTGCCAACCGCTGAAGGCGGGTAGCCGGGCGGTAGTTCAGACTCGTCTGCGGGCGGAGCGAACCACCAGCCGCCGTCTGTGCCCGCTTCGCGTGCCCACACGTCGTCCCATACGGTTTCGCCGCTGTAGTAAACGATGCCAAACGTGCCGCCCTCGCTCCCTGTTGCGGCGAGTTCGGTTAGCGAAGTGTCGAACTTCACAAGCCCCATGCCGATTGTGGTTGGGAATCCAAAGTGCGATCCAACTAGAACATCGCTGCTTGCGTCATATGAGACAAACCCGAATATAGCATTGTTGCTGCCAAAGATGGTCGATGGCACAAACGTCCCGACAAGCGTGCCTGACGAGTTGTATTTTCTCACGCCGCCGATGCACGCAACGTAGGCATTGCCTGATGAGTCTGCTGCTACTGCACTGGCGATGCGAACGCCATATCCAACGTCATCGCCAAACACATCGACGCTCCACAATGTCGCGCCCGTCGACGGATTGATCGAATAGAGCATCGATTCAGTTTCGCCCGAGTCGTGCGCCAGTGCGTAGAGCACGCCGCCGCCAGTCGCCACGCCGTTGACATTGTCAAGCAGCCGCACAGCCCATGCAAGCGTATCGGTTGACGAATCGACACGCCACAGGTTGACCATATCAGGTTCGGGCGGTTCGATCGAGCAGCAACAGAGTCGGTGCAGGCTCATGAGCAGTTCCCGTCGTGGACGTTCTGCCGGTCGAACCACCACCACTGATACCCGCTGGCCGCGTCCATCGCCCGCGTGATTTGCACCACGCGATCCACCTTGTGCGTCTGAGTCGTGCCACCGCCGCCGATCGGCATAAGCTGAAACACCGTCGCCGCGTAGCCGGTCCCGTGAGCGTCCACGTCATTGAGATACCACGGCGTGCCTGCGCTGGGTTCGCTGTCGTTTCCCCACTCTGCGAGGTTGATGCACTTGCCCGTACGTGCCCCGGTGAACGTGGCGAAGCTCACGCCGGTCAGCACGCCACCAACGGCGAAGGTTGGCGTAGCGGCGACTTCCACGAACGTGTAGAGCCACCGCACGTCGGTCGTGATGACGCTGTGTGCGGTCAGCTTGGCGAAGAATGTGACTGGCGGTGGGTCGTAGCGGCGAGCCTCTGTCACCTGCACCGGCTGCCGACGCTTGCGGCGTTCGGTCACAATCTCGCGCAGTTCCTTGAACGCGTCGTCGCTCAGGACAATGCCGTTGTCAGCCATTACGGTAGCCCCAGCGGTGCGAACGGCACCTCTTTGTAAACCTGAAACGACAGGAATAGCGGGTCACTGGTTGACAGGTCCGGGCTTCCCGCGATGTTCAGCGGAACCGGCGACGGTACAGGGCTTCCCGTGTCGTCGACGATGCGACCGTACAGGCCGCTGGCGAGATACCCGTTCATGCCGACGTTGCGCACCCGGCGATGCCAGGGCGGGGTTGTAGCGACAGGGGTGTAAGTCGGCGCAACCGCGAAGTGCTGTGCTCTGGTGCTCGCCGCCTGTTCCGCGCGTCCGTCGAATGTGTAGGTGACGCGCCAGTAAATCAGCGATTCGCCGAACTTCTGCTGATCTGCTTCGATGCCGCGAATCTTCCACGTGCCAGCGGGCATACCCAGGAACGTGTCGCTGTTCACCGCGTCTTTGTAGGCGAGTGCGGTACTGACGTTGAACACCGCCTCATTGCGTACCATTTCAACGTACCAGTCATTCGTCGGAATGCTGATGCCCGGTTCGAATACGTCATACGCCGTGTTCATAATCGGCAGGCCGTCGGCGTCCACGTCGATCGGTTCATCGCCACCGACGAACCCGAACCGCACAAGCGTCGGTTCATCCAGCGGCGTCGGCGCGTCAGGGTCAGCCGCCGCGATGAACGCCCACTCGTAGTTGACCGTGACTTCCCAGTAGTACGGGGCGAGTCGCGTGATGCGCGGGCGTTCCTTGACGCGAAGCCAGAAGTTCGACGGGTGGATGTTGCCGACGTTGGGAATCTGCGCGATGTTCTGAATCTGGACTGCGGTATCGGTGTTGGTGGTGCTGACGACGGTATAGACGCGCGTCGCCTGATCGCCAGCGGCAGACTCGCCAGACCATTTCAGTTCGACGTTATAGCTCAAGTGAAGCTCCCAAGTATCAAGGGCTTGCCGTTGCTGGTGAGGTTCTGAATCAGGCCGTAGAACGACTGCACAAGCTCAACCTGCTTGGCGGACAGCTTTGTCAGTTGTTCGGTGCTCTTCGCGGTGGCTACGGCGGGGTCTTGCGACACGCGCGGGCCGAGTGTGAGGAACCGCGCCTCCTCCGCGCCGGTGCGGGCACCGTCCAGTTTGATGCCCGCCGCGATCGTTTCCTCTGCCTTGCCGGTGAGGCCGATGAAGATGGAAGCGGCCAAGTCGCCTGAGTTGATGAGCGATCCCGCGCCGTCGAACTGCTTGAGTGCCGCGTCGATCTGATCTTTGAGCTTGTCCTGCAGACCGCGAGCGCCAGCCCCGAGCCGCGTCTCAAGGGCAATCTCCATGCCGCTTTTCTGCCGGGTGTTCGTCTTGGGGCGGTGCTTGATGGCGTCGTCGAAAATCTTATCGAGGCCGTCGGTCAGGCTGGGTCCTTCGCCCTTGATGACATCGCCGATGCTGATCTTGCCCGACAGCAGGCCGGGGATGCTCGCCGCAAACCGCGCGATGTTCGCGCCGATGAACGCCAGCTGCTTGAGTACGTTCGTGCCGACCTGCGCGAACACCGCCAGCGTGACGGTCCCCATGTGTTGCAGAATCCTCGGGATCGCGTCGGTGAACCAATACTTGAGCGTCTGTCCGAACTTCACCAATACCAATTCAGCGCCGATGAACGCGACGCGCAGGACTTCCCGCCAGTTGTTGATGAGCGTGTCGACCACCGCCAGCCCGGTGACGAACGCGCGAGCCATGAAGTTGATTGCTGTGACGATGCCCTTTGCCATCGTTTCGACGAAGCCGCTGACCGATGCGACGTTGACGCCGAAGCGGTCCAGCAAGCGGATGATGAAGTTGAACGACGCGCGGAACACGGCTGCGATGGCGTTGACCGCCGCTGCGATTACCTTGCCCGCCGATTCCCAGATGGTCTTGAGTCCCGCCGTCTGCTTGATCCAGCTTTCGATGGTCGGCAGAATCCCGCGAATGAAGCTCGCCACCTTCATGATGACGGGCGCGAGTGCCTCGCCGAGCACCTCACGCGTATCGCCGACAGCGTTCCACAGTTGCTGCATCGCACCGGCGTAGGTCTGCGTCTGAGCCTTGGCAAGCGAAAAGCCTTTAGCCGCCGCCGCGTTGACGATAGCGAGTTTCTCGGTGTCATCTTTCGCCACCTTGAGCGCTGGCAGATACCGCTGCAAGACTTCGAACTGCCCCTCGTTGGCATTGGCGACGGCACGCATTGCCATCACCTGGTCGATGCCCAACGCCTCGGACAAGCCGATAGCCGCCTGCGTCGCGCCCTTGAGTTGGTCCGCCTGAATCCCGAGCATCAGCCCGTTGCGCATCAGTTCAAGTGTGGCTTCGTCGCCCTGCGTCGTGATCGCCTGCAACTCGCTGGCGAAGTTCGTCAGGTCGGGCAGTGCCTCTTTCGCATTTGCCCCGACAAGCTCCAACGCGGTGCCCAGATTCTTGACCGCCGCCTGCTGCCGTCCGAAGTCGCCGAGCGATCGTCCGAACAGGCGGATAGCGCCCGCCAGTGCGAGGAACGGCGCGAGCATGAGCGCCAGCTTTGTCATCGGGCCGATTGCGGCCATGGTCGCAGCGCGCAGCGTCCTGAGTGCCGCCACGGGCGCGGCGAACGTCACACGTCGCATAGTCGCGGCGACGGAGCGAACGGTGGTCTGCACCTGCTTGAGCGAGGCGCTGGCCGTGTCGCGGGCACTGATGAGGATTTGCACTGCGCGATTAGCCATTATTGATACCTAAAGCTGCGCGCCAGATGGCGCGCTCGTTTGAGACGAATGACAAGGCGTCGATGAACCACGCCGTTTGATCGAGCGCACCGCCTGCTACTGGAGGCAGTCCGTTTTCACACAGTCCGACAAACTGCAACACGTCCGCCGTGTCGCGTCCGATGTATCTGTTGGGGCACGATGTCAGCTCGAACTCGCCCCGGTCGCCACACTGGTCGCAGCCGTTGCCGCCACACTCAGAGCATTGCACCAGAGCCGGTTCAAGGGTCGTCGGGCAGTCCATGCACCGGCCGGGCTTGCACGTGCTGCACAGCCGACCGAACTGGAGCATCACCGCGACCCTTAGCCTTTTTTTTCTTCGACCTGCACGCGCCCGCCGGCCATCTTCTTGCCGATGACTTCCTGCGCGTCCACCGGGTCAAGCACGAGGTCCAGATCTTCCGGCTTGAACGGCACGACATCGCCTGTCGCCGGGTCGATCTGGTTGCCCCAGCCGACCAAGCCGATGCGCACGGACTCGTACACGAGGTCGATGGCGTCCATCGTCTTGGTGCTGTCGCCGAGGCTGTCGCTCATCTCGGCAAGCCGTCGCCATTCCCGCCCGTTGAGACGGCGAAACGCGAAATACGGTCGCTGGTCCTGCGCAGCGTCAGCGGTGGCGTCCAGATAAACCTTGAACGTCCCTTGCGGGTCAATCGGTGCTGTCATGGGTTCCCTTACGTGAAGTCAATGGTGAGTTCGTCGTTGCCAGCCGAGGCGCTGCGATTCAACTGGAACTCAAGCTCGTCGATCTGGATGTTGTTGCGGTCGCCTTCCTGCACGTTGGTGAACTGCAGCTTGGGCGCGGCGAACGTCACGCGGTTGCCGGAACTGCCGAGCACGATGGACAGCGCCTGCTCGGTGCGGCTGATCCACTGGCCGTAGGTGTCGTTCGTCGCCACCAGCGTTGCTTCGGGGTTCATCGTGCCGGTCGTGCGGCGGTTGGTGATGAGTGCGTTGTCGTAGCCGCTCACGTCGCCCGCACACTCGCGCAGCACGACTTCGTTGCCGAGGTCGATGGTGATCTGTTCGACGCACGGTTCCCATGAGGCGAGCGACCACGTGCTGTTTGCGAATCGCAGCGGCGCGGTGGTCGGGTAGGTCGGTGCGAGAATGCTCGCGTCCTGCGGCGCATCCCAAATGCCGGTGAAGGTGAACTCGGCAAACGAGCGGCGGCCAGAGGGCAGCGTGAAGACGACATTGCCCGCACAGCCACGCAGCACCTTGAGCAGGCCATCTTCGTACACGCCGATGGTGACGTTCTTCACATTGCTGCCGGGTGCTTCGGTGACAGGCGCGAACACGCCGGTAGTCTCTTTGTATCCGCATGCGGGAAGCAGGCGGGTGGCCCAGAACGGCGTAGACGCGCCGCCGTGAATGTCGGTTTGGAACGTCACGCTGCCGCCGTATCCGCCGAGGGTGCCAGGCAGCGGGCTGAACGCCGATTGCCCCATGCGTTCCTCAAAGTCGATGGTGGGGTTGATAACAACGTCATAGGCGTTGAACGCGGCGTCGGCGCCTGTAAGGGATTCAGCCACGCCGGGAGTTGTTTCGATTGCGACAGCGACTACTCGCTTTTTGCGGAGCAGGGTCATGTGATCTCCTATCTGACCGTGAACGGGTCGGATTCTGGTACGCGGTAAGTGATTTCAAGTGTGATCTGAACGCCGGAATACGAACCGTCTGCACTGTCGATGTAGTCGGCCCCGGCAAGGTGGGTCCAGCCAAGTGCCAGATTGCCCCATGTCAGGTCGTCACCCATCACCGCGCGTTCGACCTCGGAACGGATGAGGTTTACGCGGGTATCGACAGGCGTTGTGTCTGTTTCGTCCGGCTGAATGTAGAGGGTGATGAGGAACGGCTGCACCCACACGCGCGCCGGTTCATTGCCCATGTTGTATTGCGAGTCCGGCGCGTCGAATGGGCTGAGTTGTTCGAGCACACAGAGGTTGTTCTGCGGCACGTATTCGCCACGTCGAAACGGGCGCACCACGTCCGCCAGTTGCACCTGATAGCCGTTGGCCGTCGTCACAGTCTCAAGACGGGTCGCCACGGCTTGTGCAATGCGTTCTACAACGGGTTCGCCGCTCATATCTTGCCCTGCCTTCGCAGGAGCGCGACGTTAAGCCGCCGCTCCATGTTCTTTTCGAGTTGTTCGCCCGACAGTTCCAGCACCTGCGGTTCCATGTCGGACATGACGAACACGCCCCACGGCGACGGTCCACGCTTCGGCCCGTCGATGGGAAGTCGCCGCTTGCCTTGTCTGACGAACACCTGATTGTTGAGCTTGTCGATGTTGGGGCCAAACGCGCTCTTGATCGTCTTTCGCGGTTCGTCGCGTGCGATCTTGTAGCTGACGCCGGTGCGTGTCTGTCTCGCGCCGAATTGACGCAGCGTGATTCGCTCGCTTTCGCTGAGCACCACCATCGCCGCCGGGTTCGCCGCGGTCGCCTTGGTTCGTCGCACGGCACGCTTGGCGTCGCCCACCTTGATGAGCACACGCTTGCTGATGCCTCGCGCGATGTTTGTCTGCGTCTGCTTGGCCGTGTCGTTGACCGCCTGCGCCTCAATCTTCGGCATCTGCTTTTGCAGGTCGGCGAACTCGCTGAGCAGCCGCTTTGTCGTCGCCGGGTCAAGTCTGATTTTCAGTTCCATCAGCGAAGCTCCAGCTTCATCATGCCGGGGTCGGTGTCGATCACGTTGCCCACGGGCCGGGCCACGCCTGAGTTGCCGTAGCGTTCCGCCAGCGTGATTGTGTCGCCGCCGGTGTTGATTTCGTCCGCGTCAATGCCGCCGTACGTGGTGATGGTCGAGTCGATCAGCACCCAAAGCGTGAAACGCGGCGAACGTCCCTTCTGCATCTCGCCGATGGCCTGCACGGGTTCGCGGTTGACGACTGCCCAGATGGTGCGCGCCGCGCCGCCCTTTGGCGTGTATGTCACTTCTTCGCCCATGCGTCGAACGAATGCGGTTGCGTTGTTTTGTCCAAAGTTGCTGCTCAAGCTGTCACCTCTTGGCATCGCACCACGGGGATACCGATTGCCTGCACCGTCGCGTGCCAGATGCCTATTTCGTTCTTCCAGCGGTTGTCGTCACGCACGAACTTGCCGTCCGTCGCGCCGTCCCAATCCGCCGTGCCTTGCCAGTCCACGCCCCAGCATTCAATCTCGGACGCGCCGAGGCTGCGGGCCAGCACCATCGCCATCGTCGCGCTGTAAAGCCCCCAGCGGAGGCCACGCGGGATGCCGCTGATCGTTGACCAGTCAACGAACGGGAACCGCTCGACGTCGGGAAACTCTTTTGCCAGCTTGCGGCGTTCGCTTTTGCCGGTCACATGCACCGGCTCGCCGATGAAGTCGCCACCCTCACGCCGAAGCATCTGGTACGGCAGCGTGTCCAGCATGGCCGCGTAGTGACACGGTACGCTGCCCGCCACGCGGTTGACGCCTATAACCACGTCATAAGTCTCAGTGCCGGGGAACAGCCGCAGCGAGTCGCCGGGGCAAAGCAGAGCCACCCTCACGTGCTGATCCTTTCGTGGTCGAAGTTGCCGCCATGCTCACGCCGTGCCGCCTGCATGTCTGCGAACGCCTGCTTGTTGCCGCGCCCCCACCAGTTGTCCCGCTCGCCGACATGTACCAGGCGAATCGGCAGCAGTTGCCGGTCCCGGTCAGCCCATCGGTGCATAAAGTGCGAGTCGTACACGCCCGCATGTTTCCAGCACGTCTCAAGCAGCGGCGAGTCGGCCACGTGCGGGTCGGACGTGTGGAACAGTTGAAAGTAGCCGACGCCGATGCCATCGGTGTTGATGGGCGGCAGCGTCATGTCGTCAATCTTCGCGGGGTCCATGCAATCGAACCGCCGAGCGCTGTAGAGCTTGCCCGGCGAGCAGCACCCGTCGCTCACCTTGGCGAACCATTCACGCTCCGGCACGATGTCGGCGTCGAAGAACAGAATCCAGTCCTGCCACGGCATTCGCTGGCGTGCCTCTTCGATGGCACGTCCCTTGTTGAAGGTCGCACCGTCGCGGGTGAAGGCGTCCGTCTGGTGCAGAGCGCATTTGTGCTCGCGTGCCATCGTCGCCGTCGCGTCGTCGTCAAGGCTGGTCACAATCGTCAGCGAGTCGAAGTGCGGTCGCCAGCGGTCGATGGACATCGCCAGCAGGTCGGCATAGTTGACGCATACTGTCAGTGCGTTGATTTTCATTTCAGCACGATGAACCAACTGGGGCTGTAAAAGTCTGAGGTCGTTTCAACCTTCAATCCGTGCTCGCCGGTGAACTCAAGCACAGCACGATTCACGTCGGGCAGGTCAATGTCATGGCCGGCAAACACGCCGGGTCGCTCCATTCGCGGATACCACGCTTCAAGGTCAGCTTTCACCGACTCGTACTCGTGGCAGCCGTCGATGTAGATGAATCCAAACTTCTTCGGCTGGTCGAGAACTACCGACACGTCTGCCGAATCGCCACGCACCAGCTTGCACCGCTGCGCGTACGGCGCGAGCAGGTGAACCGCCATCGCCAAGTCACCGTCACGATTGAACGGCATACCGGGGTACGGTTGCCAGTTGTCCACGCAATACAGCGTCTCGCCGATCCACTTGTTGAGGAAGTCGCGGGCAAACAGTCCGCGATCCGTGCCGACTTCCACGGCAAGCCGCGTCAGGTTCATGCTGTTGCACAGGTTCGCGAGGTCAACGCGATTGCCTACCATGCTCGACTTCGGAATCAATTCACCGTCTCCATCAGCATCGCGTTGCGTGCGCCCGCGATTCGCCAGTCGTAGTACGCCCACGCCTTACGCGCCCAGTCCAGACGTTCTTCGGCGTCCCATTCCGCATCGGCGCGGTCGATGACGTGCTGCAACTCGAACACAGAACAGTCAGTCCGCACGCGGATCAACGCGCCGTCAATCTCGGGCAGCACATCGGACGCCTTGAGGTTCGTCACCGGCGTGCAGCCGAGCGCGACCGACTCGATGATTTTGCGGAACGCCACTTCCCACTTGCTCGCCGTGGCTACATGCACGCGGTAGCCTGCCACCCATCGCAGGTAGTTCGGCGTGTCCGCGCCTTTGTTGCCGTAGCCGGGGTGCCTTCGCGTGTCGAGCTTGAGCATCGCCGCCGCGTCAATCGCACGCATCCGCAGCGGGTACACGTCTGACCGCGCGCCGGTGACGCACCCACGCTTGCGGTCGGTGGTCCACAGTTCGCTGCAAAGGTCCGCGTCGATGCTGTGGTGTATCCGCATCAGCGGGTACGGCTTGATCCAGTCGGCGGCACACTTCGCAACCACATCGGCGGCGTAATAGTGCATGATGCCTTTCGCGCGGATCATGTGCGACACCCAGCGGTGCTCGTCTGCCCAGCCCCACGCGTCTTTGCAGACGGTAAACGCCCGCACGTCGCGCAGGGCCTGCAGGTTCGTAAAGTCCAAGTCTTTGCGAAAGCAGATGCCGCACGTGCTCAGCCAGTCGCGCACGTCTTGCACGAACACCGCCTCGGGCTTGTGGCGGCGTAGCAGTTCGGCCACGTCCGCGCAGCCGTCGTCGTAGCCGATGCCGCAGAGGTGCCAGCCAGCGGCTTCGAGGCCCTGCTGAAGCTGTAGCCCTTCGTCGGTCGTGTGAGCGCCCCATCCGTCTGACGTGGGGCCGTAATCTCGGTTCGCCAGCACGATGTTCAAGCCTTGGTGCTCCACCGGCTCTGATAGTCGGTTGGGATTTCCGTCGTCGCGGGCATGGTCGTGTGATGCTTGACGTTGACCCTCTTCGGTCGGCTCAGCGTCAGCGGCACCCATGCCTCGGTGATGTCGAACGTGTCGTCGCGGTCGAGGTGGCCCAAGCCCTTCAACGGCACGCCACAGCCGCGGTCGCAGCATTGCTTGACCTGATTGTCGAAGCGGTCCATCTTCCACCGCCACCAGCCCGGCGCCACGGGTATGCCGTGATTCTCACCACGCACACCGTCGAGGCTCGCGGCGACTTCGCAGAAGTAGCCCATAGCCTGACCCTCATGCTCGCGGATCGCGGCTGACCATCGCAGGTTGATGTCGCAGGCTTCGCGTTTCTCGACCCATTCAGCGTCACCCATGCCGATGTCGCGGCGGTCCATGAGAATCGGACTGTGCCAGCTTGCGCGGTCGCGGCTGGATTCGATCAGCCTGCCGGGGAACCACTTGTCGATGACCGCTGCGGCGTCCGGGTCCGCGTGCGCGTTCAGATTCAGCCGACCTTTGCCGAACGTGTCGCGGGCGATCTCGCCGTGCTGCAGCAGGTTGTTCGTCCACAAGCCGCGCCGCTGTGGCGGAATCAACTCGGCGATGATGGCGCACAGTTCGGGAAACTGCGGGTGCGTGCATGGGTTGCCGCCGAACACGCCAACGATGCCGGGCCAGTCCACCAGCGATTCGACCGCTTGGCGGAATACCGCGAGGCTCATGTGCTTCGCGTCGCGGCGGAATGGCAAAAGCTGTGTGCAATTACTACAAGTAAGACTACAGGCGTGAGTCACGATGACTTGAATCGTGTCGTTCGTCTTGTCTGTTGGTGCTTTCAACCTTTGAGCCTCAATCTGCGCGACGCTTGGTGGTGCAGGATGACCGGCTCGCCCTGCTTGAGCATGTCGTCCGCGTCAAATATGCACGTGTATGCCGCCGGCAGTCGGTGCAGCTTCACGCCATGCACCATGCCCAGCGCCGCATGAAGGTTCCGCTGATCCCATTCGTTGGGGCATTCCTCGCAGCGACGCACCCACGCCGCCAGCACTTCGCGTGCCTTGGGGGTATCACCGACGTACAGCGTGCCGCTGAGCAGTTCGCTGTCGCGGCGAAAGTGTACGCCGATGTCGCACCCATCCAGCACGTCGAACGCCAGCGGGTACTTCATCACCTCGGCGTCGGCGTCCAGCCAGACAATCGGGCCGGTGTGACGTTCGCGCATCTTCTGCATGAACGCCGCCTTGTGCCCGGTGTTGGCTGACCAGCTACCGAGCGTGTCGATGGGTGTCACGTCGTATGGAAGCTGGAACTTGTCCAGCGACGATACAAGCCTCGATGCGTCGACTGCGTAGGCCGGTGTGTAGTATGAGACAATCATCATAAAAGACGGCACGCCTTTTCAAGCGCGCCGCCCGGAGCGTATGAACGCGAACACGGATCAGGACAGGGTGGCGAGCAGGGCATTCTGCCACAGACCGTAGCCTGCGGAACGGGTCGCGGTTGCGGCCACGTTGATGTGCTTGCTGAGCATGCCGGGGTCTTCCTCTGCGACGTTCACGCCGACTTCATCCTGAAGGATGAACGGGCCGAGGGGAGCGTCGGTGCGGAACATGTAGACCTTGGTCGTGTTGGCCGACAGTCGCGGGTTCAGCACGACGTTCAGCGACACGCCAGCGTCGGAGACGAGGCCGCGCACCTGGTTGCTTTCGCCGCTGGACAGATTCTCGGCACTGATCGCCTGACGCAGCGGGGCGTGCAGGGCGTTGGTGCCGACCATGACGAGGAAGCTGCGAGCGTCGCCGTTGATCGGCTCGCCCTGGTCGTCTTTCAACGTCCAGAAGTTGCCGACCATATCCACGAGGATCGCGGCGGCTTCCACAGCGGTCGGGGCTGTCGCGGTGCTGATGTTGTATACGCCAGACGACAGATCGTTGCTCTGGCTGGTCGTGAAGTTGCTGTTGGCGTAGGTGTGATCGGTGGCGAAAAACGACTTGCCATCGAACGCCTTACCGCGCAGGTCGGTGCCGGTGGCGGTTTCGCCGCCGAGGATCAGCGTGCTGACGAGCGTTTCCCAGTGCGTGCCGGTACGCTTGCCGAGGTCGCCGATACGTTGACGAATCTGGCCCGTCTTGTCGCGGCGGATGTCAGCCTTCTGGACGCGCAAGCCGCTGATATACTCGATGTTCTTCAGCGTGGCTTCGTAGTTGGGCAGTTCCTGCAGCAGAGCCTCGCCTTCCCAGACACTCATCTGGGGGGCAGTGCCGATCCAGTTGTAATTCTCGATTTCGCTGTTGGAACCGATGATGGAACCAACGCGAGGTGCCCACGAGCCGTCGATGCCCATGCCGAGTCCGGCGAAGAAGTCCGCGCGTGCATTGATGCGTTCGTCGTCGAGAACGCTGTAAATGCCGCCTTGATTAGCAGCCATAGTCTATCTCCAATGAAAAACCCGCACGTCGGCGGGTATGTGTTTGATGAATCAATCGGTCACGAATCAGTCAAGCTGGTGCTCATGCACCGCACCCTTGAACCGAACCACGCAGGTGCCAGCGGTAAGGTTCACGATCTGGAACACGCGGCCGATGGCGACAGCGCCAGACGCGGTAAGGGTGAATGTGGTGTCGTCCGTGGCGTACACCACGTCGTTGAGGTCGTTGTTGTCATTCAGCCCGGTGACGGTCAACTGAATCAGGCCTTCGGTGATGATGGCCGCGTTGATGTCGCCAGCCGAGCCAGCACTGTTGTCGGCCTTCTTGCGGGCAAAGCCTGAAAACGATACATCGGACGCGCTGAGGGGTCCGACTTCGCCGCCGGTGTCGATGGTGACAGCAGCGCCAGCGTAGACGGTGCTGGACGCCTGGACCGGCAGAGCGGCTTCGTAGCCGGTCGCGCGGTAGTTGCGGGGGGTATCTGCGGAAAGTGCCATGTTAATGGTCTCCGATTATCTGCGGATTGCAGATGGGGTTGTTGGTGGGGTTGGATTACTTCACGAGGGCGGGGTCAAGGTTGACCGACTTGCAATACATTTCACGGGCGTTGGTGTTGGTGATGCGCTTGGCCGATTCGATGAGGCGCTTCGTCTTTTCGTCGGCTTCGTCGCCGCCCGTGTCGACAGACGCGCTGGCGTCGAGATTGATACCCGCGTGCCCGGCTTCCGTGCCGAGCTTGGCGTCAAACGCTTCGGCTTTGGCCTTCGCCAGATCGTGGCCCGCCTTGATCTGGTCGCCGAGGAACTTGGGGTGTTCCGCAAAGGCATTGGCGAGCGCGGCGACGCGGCCGCGTTCGTTCTTCGTGCCTTCGTCAAAGCCTTCGGTCTGAGCCGCCTTGATACGGGGTTCCATTTCGGCCCGCACTTCTTCGCGGCCTTCGCTGCGCCACTGTTCTACGGCGTCCGGGAACTTTTCCGCGAACGCCTCGGGAGTGATGGTTTCCATCAGTTCGTCTCCGTTGGTGTCAGCCGGTTGCCCGGCGTCGTTGATGAGTGCCGCCACGCTGGCGGGCACGTGCTTGAATTGGTTGAGGATGTCGGCGTTGAAGTGTGCCGCGACCTTCTTGGCTTCCGTCATTTCGGTGGCAAAGCCAAGCTCGACGGCTTCGTTTGCGGTAAGCCATCTCTCGGCGTCCATCATGCTGGCGACTTCATCGGCATCCAGCCCGGTGCGGTTGCTGTAGGTCGTGATGATCTGCGTGTCGATGGTGTCCAGCACGTCCGCCGTTTTGCGGTGGTCGCCCGCGTTGCCCATCGTGATGCCGCTGGCGTTGTGGATCATCATCATGGCGTTCTCCGCCATCACGATGCTGTCACCCGCCATTGCGATAACGCTTGCAGCACTGGCCGCGAGTCCGTCGACGTAGACCGTCACGTTCGCCTTGTGCTGGTTGAGGATGTTGTAAATGGTTATGCCGTCAAACGCCGAACCACCGGGGCTGTTGATGTGCACGTCGATGCTTTTGGCTTTCGCGTGCGGTTCAAGTGCCTTGGCGACCGACTTCGCGCTGACGCCGCCGAAGAATCCGTCACCGATCGCGTCGTAAATGTCAAGTCGCACGGCGTCGCCGGTGGCTTCGAGTCGGAATCCGTTGTCAATCCTGTGGGTCGTCATTATTGTCGTCCTGCGGCTCGTCGCCGTTGGGGTTGGGTTGTGTCGGCGAACCGCCCGCAGCCGTGCCGGTTTCGCGCGTCTTGTTGCTGCGAATCGTGGGCAGTCCAGCGGCCTCAAGGGATTCCAGTTCGGACTTGCGGTCCTCAATCCACGTTTCGAGGTCCATGCCGCGTCGCGCAAGCTCTTTCGCCAGCGTGCTGAACCCTGCGTCGACCGCCACCAACGCGCCTTCGGCGTCTTTCAGTGGGTCGAGGTACGGCCACTCGGGGGCAAACCACTGGTGTTCGAGGTAGTCGCTAGGCGCGTTTGGCAGGATGCCTTCGTTGACCATCTTGCTGATGCGCCAGCGGTAAATGCGGCTCATCACCTTGTTCGAGAATGTCTTTTGCTCAATGCGGAACTTGCGATACGCCTGCTCCATCGACGCGCGGGCACTGCTGTAGTTCGTGCGGCTGAAATCCAGCAACGCCAGTTCCAGCGGCAAGCCCAGCTTCAAGCCGGCGAGCCGGATGAGGAAGCTCATAAAGTCGGCAAAGCTGGTAGTCGGGTGGTCGGGGCGAATCTGTTCGATGCTGTCACCCGCGCCGATGTAGTCCACCATGCCCGGCTCAAGCGTGAGCGACTTCTGCTGCACGCTGTTCGCGTTGGCCCGCATGTTCGGCAGGCTGTTGAACGCACCCGCCGGATTCTCGCGCTTGTGGATCAAGCCGAACATCGCCGACATGCGGTGGGCCATCACGACCGCCTCAACCGTGCCGTCGATCTGGTCAAGCCATGGCCCCAACTGCGCCAACAGCGGAATGCCACGCACCACCTGCGGATTGTTGCGTTCAATTCGCGGATACCACACGAAGTCGCGAGCACCCACGCGGGTCCATTCCTGCGCCTTGAACGAGTTGATGGCCGCGATGTGGAAGCCGATTGGTCGCCCGATGCCGTTCACCTCAACGCCGTCGAGGATGCGCGGTTCGTTTTCTTTGCGGAACAGGTCGCCAGCGCCGCCTGGTGACTGGATGTAGTCTGATTCGATGGTCTGTACCGCGCCGCTTCGCAGAAGCAGCAGGCCCGCGTCACCGTCGCGAAGGTGCGAGCGATACCACGACCGCTGCAGTTCGTCGCCGTCCATTAACTGACGAGCGTCCATCTGCGGCATGTAGTCGCGCCACGCCGCTTCGACGTTGGACCGCCACCGCTTGCTCTTGCTCTTGCTCTGCAGCACCATGCCCGTGCCGATGATGTTGTCCACCGCGCGGTCGAGCAGCGACGACCCGAGCATGTTGTTTTCGTCGATCTGCCGCGAACGCTGAACCATGCTGCGTCGCTTGCCGGGGGTCAAGACACGCTGCTGATCGCCACCCCACGGTTGGGTTGTCCACCCGCCGGTATCGGTGCGGCGCTGGTTCGCTGACAGGTAGTTGGCAATCGACGAACGCGGGAAGTCCTGCACGAAACGCATCTCTGTCGTACGCGCGGCAAAGCCAGAATCGAAGTACGCGCGGATGCGTTCGTACAGATTGAATCGCGGCGTCCATTCCGTCACTGTTGGGTTCCAAACACGCCAAGGGCGGTAAGGGTTCCGGTCACGCTGCCAGCCTCGGCAACTTCACGCTTGAGCACGTCGCGCAGCTTTCGCAGCTTGTCGAGGTCGCCCGCGCCGTACATGCGCCCGCCGATGGATACGGTCTGGCCGTCGATCGACACGGCGACAATCGCGTACTCGACCGCCTTGAGCATTTCGGCGGCTGTGAAGCTCTGCAGGTTGTCGATGTCGTAGGCCACTACCACCGTCCTTTGTGCGATGTGCTCCACGCGGCTGCGGGTTCATCGCCCGTCGTGCCGTTCGCAGCGCCGCGTTCGGGTTCCAGCTCGGGCAACGCGCCCGCACCGGCAAGCTGGGCAATCACGCACTGGTAGACCTCGCAGTCCCAATCGTGGTTGTCAGCGCCTTCGCTGATCTTTCGCCACGCCCACGTACCTGCACGCGGGTCGTAAATCTTGTGCTCCGACGCCATCTGCTTGATGTAGTCGTGGCCGACTTCGCTGTGCGGCATCCACTGCGTTTCGTCGTCGCTGTGAATCAGACCGTGCAGGAAGTCTTTCCAGTAGTTCGTATTGATGTTGCGGCGAATCACGCCGGGGTAGCCCTTGATTGCACGTTCGACCAAAGGCGCGGCGCGGTAGTTCGACTCACCCATCACCGGCCAGATGCGTCCGGGGTCGGTCTGTGCCAACGCATACACGTCCGTATCGCGATAACCGCAGTCCATGCCGAGCACCTGAGCGAACGCGGCCTCGCCCGACGCCATCGGTAGCGGCGTCTCAAACACGATGCGCCGCACTTCGTCGGGGTTCGACGCAAGCCCGTAGCTCACAAGCTGGCTGCGGTAGCCGTGGCCCCACGCGCGAATCACGTAGTAGCAGTGATCCTTCTGCACGTCGGCGGTGGCGATGAGCAACTGCGCCCAGTTCGGCACCACACGCGGCGGGCCTGACCTCTTGGCTTTCGCTTCAATCACGCTCACGCTGGGGCGCGACATCTGTTCTTCAAACGGCTCAGCCAGGCGGCTGTTCGCGAAGTCCATCAGCGCCGACGGATTGCCCTGCGCCCGCAGCCATTCACCGGCGAGCTTCGACAGTGAAATCCACGGCGAGTAGAGCGAGTTGATGTGAAAGCCGACGCGGCGCTTGCCGGTGCTTCCATCCTCTGACTTCCACTTGCCCAGCCGTACCGTGTTGTTCTTGTCCGCGTTCGTCCACGGCTTCGCGCACGATTCGCACTCATACGTTGCCGACCGCTGCGACTCGATTCGCTCGGCGTGATCCTTACGGCTTTCGCCTTCAATCGCCGCCGGCCATTTCACACGCGACCACACAAGGTGCTGCTCATGCCCGCAATGTGGGCACGGCACATAGAACCGTCTGCGGTCGGTGCAGTCTTCCCAAGCCGTCCACACTGGACCGTACCGCGTCGTCGGCGTGCTGCCGATGATCGCACGGGCACGATGCCCGAACGTCGTCAGCCGCTTCATCCCGAGGCTGATCGGGTCGGCTTCCTTGCCCGCGAACGGCGGATACTTGTCCACTTCGTCGAACAGCAGATACCGGATCGGACGCGACGCCAGCGCCTGCGGGCTTCCTGCCCAGCCGGTGTAGAGCGTCATCGTGTCCAGCCGGATGGCGCTCAGCTTGTCGTCTGACCGTTCTCCGGTCATGTGGCGCTTGAGCGCCGGAGTCTCATACAGCAGCGGGCGCACCCGCTCGCCGATGGACTCCTCCGCCGATTGCTGCGACGGCATCACCAGCATCGTCGGGCCTGGTTCGTGGTCGACGAAGTAGCCCAGCACGTTGCGGATGCCTTCGCTGAACCCGACCTGCACGGCCTTGAGGAACACGACCACCTCAACGCCCGGCTCGGCTACCGCGTCCATGATGCCCACCAGATACGGCGTGCGGTCATTGCGCCACGGTCCCGGCTCAGATGTCATCGACGGCGGCAGATACCGGAACTGCTCAGCCCACTGACTCGGCAGCAACGGCGGCGGTGTCTTCAGCACCCTCGCGCCAGCCGTCCGAATCTTCCTCAGCAGTCGATTCGTCGCCCAGGCGATCTGCGATACCATCGAGGGCTGATCGGATGAGTTCATTCAGGGTCTGCTCAACGTGTTCGGCGGGCTTGTTTGCACATAGGGTTGCAGCTGACGCTGGCACCAGCATCATGCGTTCACGGATCGCGGCGAGTGTGCTCACGTACAGCGTTCGGACCTCGCCAGCGTCCAGCAATTCGCCTTCCTGCTCCAACGCCTGCGCCCGATACTTGCGCATCAGCCAGTAGTCTTTCGTCTGCTCGTCAGGCGGCGGTTCCTGCGTGCGCCCTTGTCGGTTCGGGTCGTTTCTGTTTTCCTGCAGCGTCGTCGCCCACGCGCGAATCTCGTCAATGTCGTCAGGCGACCACGGGGCTTCCCGCTGAACGGGGAATCGCGGATGCGTCAGCCACTTTGTGACAGTGGAACGCGCCCGCCCCACCATTCCCGACAGGGCGTTGATTGATTCCGCGTGTTCCTGCATGTGTCATGTTTCTGACCAGACGTAAAGTTTTACGCCGCCCAAAACCGTTCAAAAACGTGTGCAGCTTTGTGATGCCGTACTCAAAAACCGCGTTGCCGCCTTAATAACGCGGTTTCTAGGGTCAAAAAACGGGAGCTTCTTTACC